GCAAGTGCGCGTCACGATGACGAAACGGAAGCTGCCCAGCGGTGTGTGGAGGGTCTCTCAGCGTACGGAGGTTCCAGTAATGGAATCCGTGTCTGGGCAAAACTCCTCTGGTTACACGGCGCCGCCCAAAGTGGCGTTTGTGGATACCGTGGAAGTGGTCGGCTTTTTCCATGAGCGGTCGACGCAAGCGTCGCGCCGTCTCTGTCGTCAGCTGTCGATCAACGTTGGCAACAACGTCTCGACTTCGGTGGCGCCGGCGACTGCCGGTCCGTCCCCCGAGCTGTTCGACCAGCTTGTGCAGGTGACCTGATGCTGCGCGAGTTTCTCGCGTTTCTTCTGGTCCTTGTGCTTGCTGTGGGCTTCGTTTCCTATAACCTGTCGGGCATCCGCTCACAGTTGATCAATAACTCGGTTAAGCCGACGCCTGATCAAGAAGCCTGAACGAGCTTATCGTTTCCCTTTCCCCTAACCTTAACCTTTTAGGATAAATTATGCGCAAACTTGCACATTGGTTAGAGTGTTACCCTGAGGCTGTGTCTTTAGACATTCTCCGGGACCTCGCCCTGTCACATTCCCGCAAAGGCGGGATCCAAGGAGCCTACATCAGCAGCTTGATTGTTGCTGGTGACTTCAAGGCCCTGTGTGACTACGAACTCGACTACAACTGGCCTGGATGGACAATCCACCACCTCGTAGCGTGCCGCCAGGCACTCGCGTTCTTTTCCAAACTTGAGTTCCTAGACATAGGAGTCGATAAGGAGAAGGTCGCGTTCGAGAAGTTTCGTCAAGCCGAAGCGTTATGTCGTGAGACAAACGAAATCTTCGGGGCATGGAGCCGAGGGGAATTTAAATTCTCCCCTCGCGTTGACGCAGTCTTGTTTGCTGCGCAGCGTAAAATTGCCCATGTCCTGGGGGACGTCCCTTCTCTCGAAAGATTGAAGTTCCGTTTCGGCCCTGGGGCGACCACGCTTACTAAGAAGCGAGATGCCAACGCTCTCACAAAATTGAGCGCAGGCATCGCCTGTAGTGAAGATCTCTCTCTGATGGCTAGCAAGCTGTTAGGTGAGATGCCAGCATGGGCTGACTGTCAAAAGTTAGTTGGCACCGGGGGGTTACCCTCCGGATCCCATTCCGAAGCGCCGCAGGTTGAACCACCTGCATCGTCTGAACAGTTCGTGTTCGACGATAGCGACCCGATCTTGAAGCTTTTGAATAAGCGCCGGATCACATACGAGACTCAATTGAAAAACGAGGCTCTATGGGTGGTTGCACC